CATCTTTAGGCATGAAATACAGTCATGGTTAAGAATGTTGACACAGTATATTTTTGCTGATTTAGTATTCTTTTAAAATAGTTAAAACAATTACATAAGAATCGCCACTACCATGTCCTGTTGTTGTAAGTTTTATATCCCCTGTTTTACCACCACTAGCAGCAGTGTTTTGTAAACCACTAAACTCTGAAAAGTCTAACGAATCGCTATACCCTGAGTTTAAATCAAGAGCAATCGTATTTGTGCTAGCATTCCAAAGAAGCTTCACACTCATACCAAAGGTTGTATAAACTATCTTGTCTATCTTACAACCAGTGCAAGTAGCTCCATCTGATCTTGCAGATAGAGCACTTACATCTACTTTAGTAACGGCTGATTCACCTGTACCATCAGAGGTGTTAGTAAGCTGTATAACTGCTTTCCTATCACCATCAAATATGGTTGTTGAGGTTACTGCATCTGCCATAATTTACTCCTTCTTATATGTTGAGCTTAATTAATGAGTAGTCAGTAGTTACATCAACCAGCATACAAGTACCAACGATATCCAGGATATCACTTGTTGCTGGAGCAACTGCACCTGCAACCGTTGCTGATCTGACTACATTATGCCCAAGAACTAATGTTCCTGCACCAAGCACTGCTGCTGGTCCATAAGTTTGGAACCAACCGTAAGCACTTAATGCCATATCAACAACGGGAACACCCATTGCTGCACCTGTTTCTGCTGCTGGTGCCACTACAAGTCCAGACCAAGGATCTGACATTAAAGAAACTTTAGATGAAGTTGCTATTGCTGTAGCTAATGCATCGTGACAGGTTATTACAACTGAAGGATCATCCGAATGATCGTGTACTGGATTAGACTTAATTTTTAAACATTGCCCTTCGCCTGCACCATCATTTACATAAAGATAACCACCTGCATACTGATTTAAAGTAAGGTCAGTTCCTGCTGTTTCTACTGAAATCTCATACTTACCTGCTACAACTGCTGCGGTTGGGGCTAAATCTTGGTGATCAGCTTTTGTTCCAACAATGGTTTGAACAAGTTTTCCTGCTGTTAATGCAACACCACCTGCTAAACCGTATCTAAATACTCTATCACCGTAGTAAAGAGTTGATCCTAAAGGAATATCGTTTCCTAAAGAGTCTGTTACAGAAGTTGTTCCACTTGTAAAGGGGTTGATAATTGAATCTGGGTTAGATCCTTTACCAGTAAAAAAGTCTGTAGGTGCAAAACCTAATATTGAGCTAGTACCAGTTGTGCTACCAATTTGGTACGCACCCCCTTCTCTAGTTCCATAGGTAGTCTCTGCTCCTGTTGTGGAATTGACTCTGTAGGTTATAAAACCGTTTTGTGAACGGACGGGACCGCTAAAGCTTGAATTCGCCATAATTTCCTCCTCGGAAATAAGTTCTATTGTCTTGGCTTGTCTGCTAGGTCAGTCGATAGAACAAGTTAATAATTCCTAGTTCTTTGATTGTATATGAATCCTTTAAAAAAGAAAAGGGGAACCGAAGTTCCCCTTTAATGTATTCAGGTTAATGAATTATGCTCCTGGTGAACCGAAGATACCTCTCCAGTCACTCCAGCCAAAGCTATAACGTTCTCTAGCTTTGTATCGTACATTACCAGTTTCGAAGTCGCCTTCCATACTAGTTGATACAGCTGTTCTAACGAAGTGTTTAAGTCCATTAGGAACGTCAGTTTTGATAAAGAAAGCGTCAGTATCTGTTAGATAATGATTAACAACATAGCCTTCTGAGATCATTCCCATATTTCTAATTGCATTAATATCATTATCTGAAGAACCAACTCTTCCTGGAGTTTCCAACAACCTATCTGCTACAAATTGCAAAGCAGGCGGAATAATTAATTTCCGTGCTTGTGCGTTGACTTTAAGGTTTCTTTCATCTTTGAAGTCAGCAATATCAATCAGTGCTTGTTCAAGTGACGTTTCATTTAAGTCAGCTGCAGTAGACAGCTCGTTTTTAAGATTCACGTTAGCAACCGTAGGGTGTGCCGTAGAACAAAGCTCTACTCCATCACCGCCAACAAATGAAGAACTAAATGCATTATTCAACACATTAGCTGCTTTTACTTGTTTAGTCTGTTGCATTGACCGTGCTAAAGCTCTTGTGTATCGTGAGGAAAGCGTATCGTAGAGGTTATCTTCGATTGCTTCTTCTGTCAACGCAAAAGCAAGTGCAACGGTTTCGTGTGTATAGCGCGAAGTAAAAGATTCTTGAGCTGTGTCATAAATGACCGCAGCACCCTCACCTTTAGTCGGCGCTTCTCCAAAGCCACTCAGCATCACTTCTTCCTCGAAAGCCCGTTCAGAACTTTCGGTGTCGAAGATATCTTCGTGCTCATTGTTGTACTTCTCATACTCTAATCCAAAAAGAGCATGGAGTCCCGGTACTAGTTCTTTAACTAGTTGAGCTCTATTAATCGCCATTATTTATGCTCCTTTAGATTATACAGCAAAGGTGTTGGTTGGGAACGTAAACAGTCCTCTCGCATTAGCAGCTATTGAATTGCTAGGTTGCGAGGCAAAGCCTACGTGTAACGCTACACCACTTGATGTTGTTGCTGTGACCCCTTCCTTTGACCTACCGTTGACAGTACTGCCCGCAGTAGTAGAAAGAGTATATTTAGAGCCGATAAAACTTACTGCTGGAGTTCCAGCTGTAAATTGAGCTTCGTAAACGATCGCTGGATCGTTATAAACGAGAGCTTCTGCATCGGCGCTCCCTTGTGTTGCAGTATCAGCAGTCCAAACTTTCGAGAAAGTTGGAGTGCCATCAGCCGCAGTGAAAAATACCCCGTAAAACACACCTATGGGGGTGCCTGTCGCCGTGCCTTGAACAATATAACCGCTAGATAGATTAACTACATCACCTGAAAAGATAGATGCGTCAGTTGCGCTTGCGATTCTCATTTTAGCAGGACGAATAACACCACCGTACATATGATACGCGGGAGTAAAGCCATTAGGCGCGTCTGTATTAGCCATAATTATCTCCGTTGATTAAATAAAGTTAGGTTATTATTAATTTCCTTTATCGGTAGTGTTTTTACTACCGAAAGCAACTTTTGAAGACCTTTGGATATCGCTATCTTTTATAGGCATTCTTGGGTCGCTTTCTCGCATAAAGTTATGATCTACACCGTCCATAGCTGATTTTGCTTGGCCTTGAAAATAAGCTGTTCGCTCATTTGCGGTTTCGACTGGAACTTTAGCAAGGATTAATCCTCCGACACCTATGACTCCAGAGTTACTACCACTATCAATAGTGGGGGCTTCAAATTCAGGAAAATCTTCTGCTCTCACAGGTTCATATCCTTCTCTAATACGTTTAGACATATTAGATTTATCATCTTGTCCTCTAGTAGCTTCTCTTATCCACCGGAATTGGTATCCCGGAGGTGGTTCGGGTGCATCTAGCATAGATGGTGGTGCCCAAGGCTTTCTGCGAGTTTGAGAGTTTCGTGTCTCTGCAGATCGTGATTTACGATCAGTTTTATCTTCGGTCATTTTATTATACTCTGTCGATATGCTTAGCATATTCTTCAAGAGGCACATTCAGTCTTTTAGCTATTGCTACTTGACTGGGTGATAGCCTGATTTTGCGTGACGTTTTTTTACCACTAGCTCCTCTGCTAGAGGCAGCAACCTGTTGCACGGGGGCAGACTGCTCTTGTGAAAATTTATGTGGAAAATTTTCTTCCATTTTTTTATCAACTTCAGAATAATAAGTGTCCGAAGTTGGGTCTATGCCACTTTCGACAAGTTCTTTATGTATTCCAAAAGCTGCAAATGTCATTGCTTGATCATCTCCAAACCATTTGTTATTATCGGCCCACCTTGCTGCTTTTGGATCAGGTCCACTGGCCTGAGGCTGTAAAGAAGGCTGATAAGCTTGAACAGAAACTTCTTGTTCTCTGTTTCTATCTCTAACTTGATGCTGAGCAGATAATCTTTTTAAATTTTCTGATTCGGCACTTACTCGAGAAAGTTTTTCAGTTGCGTTAACAACTCCCTCACTATCTCCTAAGTCTTGAGCTTCTTTTAAACGTATTCTAGCTCCTTCCATTTCAGATTGTACTCTATTGTCATACTCTTTGAAAAGGGAGGAGTCTGAATTCTTTAATTTTTCCTTTAAAGTTGTTGCTGTTTGATTAACGCTTTGAGCATAATTAACTGCTTCGTCTCGCTGTCTTTCTGCTTCTCGCATTTTATACGTAAGCTTATCAATACGTTTTTGCACTGAATCGCTTATTTCATCCAGCTCGTCTTTAGGTTGAGGTTGAGGTTCTACTGCTAATTTTTCTTCAATAATAGAATCGTCAACATCTGCTGCGTGTATATCAACCTCCCCTTCGGGAAGTTCTAGTTCTATTTTTTCTGCTTCATTGTTTTGCATGAGTCTTCCTCAAGATTGTTATGATAGGATTGCTTCGGGATCGTCTATACAGGCAAGAATTTCGTCATCGTTTAAAAGACGCATATCGCCTCCTTCTATTTGAAAACGAGCTCCAGCATATCTACCAAAAATAACCCAATCCCCTTCTTTA